GTCAGAAGCATATCTCAGCTTCGGATCAATCTCCCGAATCTTCCGAAGCGCCGAATTCCGAGTATAAGGGTAGTCCATGTCTCTCCTCAGCGTCTCACCGCGTCAGCGAGCGAAAGCGAAGCCAGCCCCTCAGCCAGCCTATCACATATTTCCAGCCGCAGCCCGAACCGCTTCCCGGCTCAACGGCGCCGAATACTGCTTACCCAGTTGCGTCTTATATCGCCGCTTCATCTCATCCAGCGTCGCCAAGTCCGTATCATCCAACTGCCCCGCCGACTTCAGCACTTCCATATTGGTGATGTTCCGCTCCAAATCATCGCTCCCCGTCTCCACCCGCTCCGGTGGCGGCCGCCCGCTCACCGCCGCCGCAATCTGCTCCGCCAGGTCATTTCGCTTCGCCGTCCCCGAATGCAACTCCAACGGCTTCGCCGCCGCCCGCGTCTCCACCCGAGTCCGCGCAATCTCCTCCTGCGCCAGCGCCGTCCGATTCGCCTCATCAATCTTCGCCTGATTCTGCTGGTTCACAACCGCCTGCTGTTCCTCCCCAGCCTGCCGCGCGCTCCACGCATTCCCCATCCCCGCCACCGTCGCCCCGTAATTCGTAGGTGGCGGCGCCTCCGCCGGCGCCTGCCGTCCCGGCTGATAACCACCCGCGGCAGACAGCAACTGATCCCAAGCATCCTGTTGCCGCTGCTTCTTCGCCGCCCGCTTCGCGTCCTGCCGCGCCGCGTACTGCTCGTACATCGAATACAGCGAACCCGCTATCCCCGCAATACTTCCCCAATCCACCGCCATAATCGCCTCACTTTCTCTTGTGTTAGAGTCCTGTTCCCGTCAAATCCAGATTCGGATTCGCCTTCGCAATCTGCAGCATCAGGTTGTACTGCGCCTGCTGCTGCCCCAGATTCGCAGCATTCCAATAGTTCGTCGAAAAGAAGTCCAACGACGGATCCTTAATGTTGCTCTGCGTCTGCGCCACCGCGCTCTGCGTCTGCGTTGTCGGCATCCCCCCGATAATCGCAAACGGGTCCGGCCCCTGCGCACTCTCCGCCGCAATCACACCAGACGCCTTCTGCTGCCGTTGCCCCAGCAGATTCAGCCCCTCGATAGCCCGCCCCACCGCCTCCCGATTCGCCGCCCCCTGTCCCGTTCCCAGGCCCCGCGCATACTGCGCGCTCCGGAGCTGCTCGCTCGTCATCTTCGCCTGCTCCGTAGTCAACTTGCTCCCCATCCCCAGCTCACCCAGCACCTGATTCATCAGCAGTTCCCGCATCGCCGTCGTTTGCGGCATCTCCGCCGACGTGCGAATCCCCTGCAACTGCGGCGCCAGCCTCGAAATATCTCCAAGGGTAGATTCCCGCTCCTTCCCAGCCAGCTCATTCTGAAGCGCCGCGTACTGCGGCTCATACTGCTGTGTCAGCTTCCAATACTGCTCCGCAAACTGCGGGTTATACTTGAACCACATCGCCAACTGCTTCTCCGCCGCGCTCATCCCAGAGTCCCCGCCGCCCCCCGCTTCGCCGCCGCCGCCCTCTTCTCCACCGGCGGCCGCCGCCTCTTCCTTCTTTTTCTTCTTCTTCCGCTCCGCGTTCAGATACTCCGCCGTCCCCACGAACATCCCAGACCCCGCCGGGTCAATCCCCCCAAGCAGCAAATTCTGCACCGCCCCGATTCTCTGCTCCCGACTTCCCTTATTCAACGCTTCCGAAAGCCAACTCATAACCTCACCTTGCCTTTCCGTCCCATCGCGCCCCAACTCGAACACCCGCATAAATCACGTTCCGTTGGTACGCATTCCCACCCTGCGCCCCAACCCATATCCAAAGCCAATGGTCCATCTGCGCCCGCGTCATCTGTTCGAACCCAAACGCCCCCACCGCACCCTGCCGCACATAGAGCCCACCCTGCCGGCATCCCGAATCGTGGAACAAATACGCATGCAAAAACCGCGTCCGGCTCAAAGTCGGCAATGCCATCAATGGTGGCGGAATGCTCCCAAAGTCAGTGTGGAACTTCCGATTCGGCTGCATCTGCCTCCCATCCGGCGCCAGATACGTCAGCGGCCGAATCGGGTCCGAGTAGTAAATCCAAGAATCCACCTTCCACAACCAACCCCAGGACTCTTGTCCCTGCCACTCACAATGGATCGGCCTTGTGTTCACGAACCTTCCGAACTTGTCGCTTGCAGTTTTCATGGCGTCACAGGAATACTCGTTGCCCCCGCGCTCTGCGTTTCCTTCACCGGCACCGAATGCGTCTGCACCGCATTCGGCCCCACCTCATTCCGCGTGGTAATCGTCGGGTCCGTCCGGCTCCCGCCCAACTGAACCGTAATGTTCACCAGGCTAATCGACCATCCCCCATCCCCCGGCCGCCCCGCCGGATCCCCCGAACAGCAACCCGACAACATCACCAGCACCACAATCGCCAGCGCGATAATCAGCGCCACAACCCATTTCATCGCAACACCCCCTCATCCGCTTCCACAACATGCGAGTTATGCAGCGCCGCAACATGCCGCGAAATCGCCAGGCGCAGATTATCCATCTCCAGCTCCACTTCCCGCAGCGACGCATACAGCCCATTCCGCTTCAGAATAGCCTCCGCCAACTTCCGCTCCAGCCCATCGATCGTCTCACTCATGGTGTGCCTCCGTTGTGCTTTTGCAGCCATTCCAACAACACCAACAGAGCCCCACCCACCCCCACGCCACCCGCTCCCCATATTGTCGCCTGTTGTCGCGGTACTCTCCGCAAACCATTCACCGCCGACCACAACGCCTTTTCCTGCTGCTTGATATTCACCAAGTCCGCCTTATGTTCCGCGCATATTCGCAGCCCATTCGTACTCACGTCCGTTATCCGCTCATCAATCCGCCGCAGCGCCTCCCCATGCTCCGCCAACCGAGTCAACACCTCGCGCTGAAACTCCTCCCGCTCCGACTGCAAACGCTGTGTCTTACTCAGCTCCATAGCGCCACCTCACATCCCACGTCGCCCCTTATGGTTTTACGCTCGGCATCGGTTCGAGCCCCGCCGCCGTTAACTCGGCTGTCGGGTCGTCGCTCTTGCGCACCTGCACCTTGTTCGGTGCCGCGAGGTTGTTGTCTTTCCACGCCTCGTATTGCTCCTTCGTCCACGGGATCTTGGGCCAGGGGCTGCTGTGTTTCGCGCGGTCGAGGCAGATGATGCGCCAGGTGATGTTGGTGTTGGCGATCGACCGGTACTGCGGCATGTCGGTCATGCGCTCGATATTGTGCCAGTCGTGCCTAGGGAGTTCCTTGATCTTGTCCCGTATCTTGAGCTTGTCGGCGTTGGTCAGGTCGTCACGCGCCGCGATGATGATGTAGCGTTCGCCTGCAATTGCCGTTGCGGATAGCAGCGCCACAAGTATGAGTAGTTTCTTCATTTCAATTCTCGAATGATAACGATTCCGCTTCCTCCGCTCCCGCCGTTTCCGCCACTAGGTGTGTCTAATCCTCCTCCTCCTCCGCCTCCACCTCTATTCGCCGTGGCATCTCCCCCCAACGTGCCGGACGCTCCATTTCCAGCACCCGTCCCTCCAGTCCCTCCAGTTCCGCCCCCTACAAAACACGCACCCCCTCCGCCAGAACCATATACCATGGCTACTCCAGAATACGCATTCGTGATGCCTTCCCCGCCGATTCCTCCTTGATTGTTTGCTGTTGCAGACCCACCAACCTGCGCCGCTCCGCCTCCACCACCGGCTGGATAAGGACTGCCTCTATAGTTTCCATTTCCACCACCAAGACTTCCCTGTCCAACTACGTTGGTGCCACCGCCCGTGACGCCAGTTGAACACGCCCCACCGCCCCCTCCTGATCCTCCCGTACCACCCACTGCGATATCAGCTTGGCCTCCTTTTCCACCGCCACGGGCCATATAGACGGCGTCAACCGATGTGTTGTTGCCCACGGTTCTCGGCGCTCCACCTAACCCAACCGATACCCAATGATCCCCTTTGCCCAGCGATAGATTTGTCACAACGACTCCGCCGCCGCCACCACCACCGGAACCGCCGCCGCCGCCACCAGCCACAATCAGCATGTCCACCGTCGTTGCGGATGCACAGTTGTACACCCCATTGGAGAGGTATGTGTGTACTCGGTACAAGCCGTCCGTTGTCACAGAGCCAGACGACGCAACGGCGGTGTCGGTTGCATTTTGATCCTGTCCATTGGGATGAGATCCATTCTTGGCCGTGTTGTTATAATGCGCCAATATCTCTGTTGCCGTTAACGCCTTACTGTAGATAGTCAGGTCATCGACAAGTCCGGGATACGGTTGACTTATACCCCAACAACCGGCAACACTTCCAGTGTTTGGAGTCCACGAATTAGTCGCGGGCAGCACGGAGGATAGCAGTCCATTGGTATAGCAATACGCCAAGTTGTTGCTGCATGATACCGCAATATGTTGCCACACTCCCGTAGTTACAGATGGAGAAATCTCTCCAGTTAAGCTTCCCGGAATCAACTCAAATCGCAATAACCCAAACAGCATCGAAATACCTCTTACGTTCAAAGACGCATCACGTTCCGACCATATTGTTCCGTGTGCTGGCAACGACGACGGACATATCCACACAACAACGGAATAATCACTCGTCCCAGTAGACGACGGATACTTTATCTCGTCATCAATTCCGTCAAAACTTCCGCCATGTTCCACTCTGCCGGCGTTAACACCAGCCACAGTGTTCGTTCCGATAATCGTCCACGTCCACCCGACGCCTGTGCCGTGATGCAGATAGGCACCAGAGTCAATAACCAGACCGTAGGAATTGGTTGCGGTTGGCTCAAACGTAAATCTAGTAATGGAGGCGTTGGGATCATTCCACCCCTGCGGAGCCGGAGACGCCCCGTGCGTAACCCCCGACCGCACCGACTGGATAATGCCGTCCGCAGTCGCCACAGAGACCGCTGCCAGCAGTCCGCACAGCGTCAGTTTGAGCGTAACCCGCATGGTATTACCTGCTCCCGATAATGCTCATCATCAGCGCGTTGGTTCCGAAGCCGTTGCATTTCGCGCCATCCACCACGAAGAACAGCGAATTTCCATTCGTCCAGGTGAAACTGGTTGTGAACGTGTCTCCCGTCGTGGACGCCGAATACGTCCCGCTCGTTGCCCATCCTGAGTTGAACGTCGTGCCCTGACAGAGATACCACGTCCCGGTCCCGCAAGTGGACATTCCGTTGATATTTGTGACCGTCACGTTGCAACCCAAACTGCGCTTCCGTGCCACGCTGTAGTTGAGGTCATTGGTTGCGACGATCACGGTGTCGATCGAAACCAGATCACCGGATGCCTTCGCCGCGTACTTGCTTTCCAAAGGAATGCCCTTCTCGTAGATGTCCTTGTCAACAATCAATTTTTCTTTTGACCAAACGCACAAGCCATTGAATTCAGGACTCGGGTATGTTGATTGAGAACCGACGAGCAGCATCGCTCCATTCGTTTGGCTTGGCCCAAATGGATACATTTGGATCGTCCCCCAATTACCAAACGCATCCATGTAACCAGAGTAAAGTTTCAAATCCCAGAAATCCCACATGACAACTGGCCCGTCGGTCCCGGAATTTCCAGGCCCCTTGATGTATCTGCTGCCAGCAACGTCTGTGTCCGCGAGTGTTGTGCCAGTCAACGGAATATAAGCCGCCGCCGCCCCGGCCGCCGCCGCGTTACTTGCCGCCGCCACGATCTGCGCCACGCTATTCCCACCCAGCGTCACCGCATCACCCGCCGGATTAACCACTCCCTGTCCCCACCCCACCCCAGCCATCGCCACCACCATCGCAATCAACACACTTCTTTTCATCTTACATCCCTCATCTTTCATCCCTCATCCCTCATCCTTCAGCCCTCATCCCTCAACCCTCAGCCCTCCTGCACCCCCAGCACACTAGGCCCCGCGCTCGCGCCAATCGCATAGATCGCGCATTCCGGAACCCGCCCGAACTCCAGAAAGTTCATGGCCCCCCCACCCGCATTCAGCCGAATTCCCCTATTCGCCTCCGCCGCGAATCCGATCCCCAGGTAAATCACCACGGTAGAATCATTCACCAGCACCAACTGGCTCCGATCCTGATACAGCCGCCGCCACGTCACCCCCCCGTCGCTCGCGTCTCCGCTATCGTGCGTCAGCGCCGTCGCCCCGCACGTCCCGCCCGCCACCGTCCAATAGAGTTGCCCCGTCGCATTCCGGCACACACTCCCCGCCGCGGCAACCAACCCGGCCACCCACGTCGCCACCGTTCCCGGAGCACAAGCCGGAATCACCAACGTCGAAGCATCCGTCACACTCACACTCACCGGTTTCTTACTCATCCACATAACCGCCTCCTATGTTTCATTTTTCCTGTTCTTAAATCTCAAATCTCAAATTCCGCTTCGGCCTACGCCGCCCACGTCATCGCCGCACTACCCTCTATCGTCTTCCCTCCCACAATCGCCCGGAAATACCGCGTCAACGCCCCCGCCTCCGTAAACCTCAGCACCAGCAACCCACTCGCATTCGTGTAATAGACCCCCAGCAACGTCGCGCTCATCCCGATGATGATAGTCCCTTGGCTGCTCACAATAGTCGGAGCCCCGCCGCTCGGCAGTGCCGCCAGCGTCCCCGTCGCCGTCGCCGAAATAAACGCGAAAATCGGCACCACCGCCGACAGCGCATTCCCCTGCGCGTCCTTCGCCTGCACCGACACGTCAATATTGTTCGTGTCCTCCGCCGGCACCGTCGCCACAGCCGTCACAAGCCTATCCGCAACCGCATCCACCAGCTTCGCCGCGGTCACTACCCCATCCACGATATCCGCCGTCTGAATCACCCCCGAAAGCTCCACCGTCACCGTCGGCACCCCCAGCAGATTCAGCCGGTCCTTGGTAATCTGCACCTTCCCATCCCCATCCGCCACGAAGATATACCCCGCCGACACATTCGCATTAACCGTGCTCATTCCAAACTCCTCTCTCAAATCTCCAATCTCAAATCTCCAATGCCGTCCCGGCTACGCCGCCCCACACACAAACCATCCCCCGAAATAACTGCCCCCCGTAATGGGCATCGTCGGGTATTCATCCTGATAGGCGTACAACTCGAAATAATCGGTAGTCCCGTTCGCCGCCAGCGGCGGACTCATCACACTCACCCCAATGGCTGCATTCGCGCTCGCCGTCCCAAAGTTCCGGGCATACCCCGCAATGGCGCCATTCTTGTAGATCGCCGCAATCAGCATCCCATTCGTGAACACCGCCGAAATATCCACATACCCCGTGAACACGTAATACCCAGCCGTCAGCGGAGTAAACCGGCTCGCCGCGAAATACGAATGCGAATCCACCACCTCTGTCCCCAGCGTCACCTTCGTCCACGCACTCACCAATAGCCACTGGTACACCGCCGCCGCCGCATGGAATAGCGGCACCAGCGCAATCTTCGCCGCCGTAATCGCTCCCGGCGCCAGGTCCGCCGCCGTAATCGTCCCATCCTTAATGTTGTGCCCCTCCACGCAATCATCCGCCAGCTTCGCGTGTGTAATCCCCCCATCCTTCACTTGCAGCCGATTGATCGCCGCCCCACCATCATCCGTAACCGCCGCATCCGAATACGTCGCCAAACTCGTCTGGTCAACCAACTGGCTCGCCACCGTCGGATAAGCCCGCGTCGCCAGGTCTTCCAACTCCGCCCCCGACTTCAGCCCCGTCTGCCCGTCAAACAACTTCCCCCTAACAAACATGTCACTCATCGTTCCCATACCGACCTCCTATCTCCAATTTCAAATCTCAAATCTCAAATGCCGCCTCGGCCTACGCCACCGCCCGCCCTCCCATCGGCATACTCGCAAACAGCCACGCCACCCCCAGCACCCTCAACTTCCCGCGCCGATTGATAACCTCCACCCGCACCCACCGATCCTGCACCACCATCGGAATAAATCGCACCGCATGAGTCTCCCACACCCCGGCATAGAGCCCATCCCCATCCATCCACAGCCCATCCGTCTCATCCATCACCAGGCTATAATCCTTCCGGTGTGGATCATTCGCATCCAGATTCGCATTATCCTCTTCCCAGTCCGCCACCCCCGCGATATCCCACCCCGTTCGCAGCCACTCCAGATCCGCAAACAACTCCACTTCCTCCCCATGATCCCGCCCCAGCAAATTGATATCCACCAGCGCATTCTGGTTTTGGAGAAGCACCTCCATCCGCCCCGCCCGAAACGCCCCCTGCCCCACCGGCACCCCCAGCGCCTGCGTCAGAATCCGACTCTCAATGTCGTAGAGATGCCCATCGTTATCCGCCAGCTCCCAATACGTGTTCGGCACAAATCCCTCGTAATAGGTGGCAAACGTGATATCACAAAGAGCCCCTTCCGAAGATCCCCCACCATCGTACCGCACATACCCCTCCGGCTCATGTCCAGGCACAAACATCAGCATTTGATAACCGAAACCCAATTCCTGCCCCGGCACCGTAATATCCAACGTCAGCGAGTACTGCTGCCCGGCAATCACCGTCACCGGCGGGTCAATAGTGATAGACAGCGGATCCGTAATCTCCTTTTCAAACAACACCGCTCCCGCCCCCGCACCCCCGTCCAGAATGCGGAACAACATTGTCGGTGGCCCATACGAGACTCCCACGCTCATCATCACCCGCGTCATCCGCGCCGTAACCCCGGCCGTAAACGACTGCCACATAGAACTCAGTCCACCCACGCCGCCGGCCCCTCCAGCGATGGTATGCCACTGATCCAGCACTTCCACCGGCTCAAACACCCCCGGCACCTGCCCCCGGTTCGGCACCAGCGCCCGCCAAATCTGCTCCCCGCTCTCCTCGTAGTAGACCAGTTCCCCGGGCTCATACGTCACATCCTCATCCCACGTTGGCGTATCCGCCAACGCACTCTCACTGTCCCACGGATCATCCGTGAACATAATCCGCACCGCATTATCTGCCGAAAGAAACAGCAGCTTCCCACCGTCATTAAAGAACCGCACCGGATTCAGCGTGTTCCCCTTCCACACCCCCACCCAAGCCCCCGCCCCATTCCGGGCCACCCGGTCATACACCAGAATCATGTTGTTCGTCGGGCTCCCATCCACCGGCACCGCAAACAGAATGTAATTGTCATGCACCGCCGCACAGGCCCCTTCAATCGCCGTTTGGTTATCCCAGTTGATCCGGTCGATATAAGGCTGAATCGGCACACTCACCGCCACCGGATCCATCTCCACCTTGCTCTGCTGATTCCGCTGCAAGCTCCAGATTCCCCCATACCCCAGATACCAGACATCTTCCCCAATCGTCACAATCGCATATCGCGCCACGCAACCCGTCTTCACATTCACCACCTGCTGTGTCACATAGCTCGCCAGGTCCGCCCCCGCCTCAATCACGCTATTCACCCCCGCAAACGCCATCACCCGATCATCCTTAAACGCCAACAGTATATCCTCGTTGAACGGATAGAGAATCACCCCCGGCTTCCCCGCCCCCCGCTGCACCGTCCAATACCGCTTCACCGAGTCCCATTCCGTATAGTCCAGAATCAAACTCGCATACGCATCATCATCCACCGTCACCCAAATCCGCCCCTGGTGGAAGAGCCCATTGTCCGCGCTCGGAATATCCTCACCCACCACCGCCGCCGGCACATCCACAAACCCCGCCCCATTCTCATCCCCATCCCAAACCTTCGGCGCGCCACCCGTCCGGAACATCAACACCTGATTATCCGTCTGCACCAGCTCAACCTTCTCCGTCGCCCCCACCCCCGACACCAACACCGTATCCACAAACCCGTTCTCGTAGATAAACACCTCCCCCGCGCACACAAACAGAATCTTCGCCTTCTCCCAGGATGCCAATCGAATCATCGCACACCCCTGCACTTCTCCCCACGGGCTCCGAACGAATGCAAACGGAAACCAGAACCCCGTATGAGTTGCATCGTTGAACTTCTCATGGTCTTCATTGAACCAGAACCCAATCAAATACCCGCCATCCGCCGCCAGATACCGCCTCACCCCGCCCCGCGTCGTAACCTTCCCATCCCGAATCACCACATTCTCAGCGTCCGCCAACTGGTCCGGCCCCTGAGCCAGCATGTTCACGCCCCCATCGAAGCGCCGCTGCTCCAACAACTCCTGATCTCTCGCATCCGCCACCGGCATCCGTCATTCCCTCTCAAATCTCAAATTTCAAATCCCGCCTCGGTTCATCCATCCGAATCCCACGCCCCAACATCCGAATACCCCGGGCTCCTCGGGTTTGTCCGCCGATCCCGCGCGCTGTCATACGTCTCCCGCTGCAACGCCAGATTCAGCAGCGCCTTGAAATTCCCGTCCGGATTCATCCCCTGCATCCGCCGCAGCGAATCCTTCACCGCCGCCTTCAGCGCCGGAATACCCCGGTCAATCACCACCTCCAGCACCCGGTAATCCGTCGGAGTAGTCGCCGGCAGCGTAGCCGGATACGCCGGGTCAATAATCGCATCCACATACTTCTTCAGACACAGCGCCTTGTAGACCGGCGTTTCCCCAGTCTCCGGCACTTCCACCTTGATTCTCCGCAGCCCCGCCGTCGTGCTCGCAATCTGCTGGAAACGGTCACTCGAAACCGTCCCCCCTTGACTCGCCGCGATATACTCATCTTCCGGCCAGATCGGAACTTCAACATCGCTCCCATCGTTCAAACACTTCACCGCCATCACGCTATCCACGTCGCTCGCGAACGTGATAATCCCATCCGCACCCACCGTCGGCGTCGTGAACTCATCCATCTTCTCGTTGTCCCACTTCCAGCTCATCCAGATAATCAGCGCATGTTCATTCGCGCTCGCCAACCCCACATCAAGCAACTCCGATTGAATCGGATCCCTCGGCAGGCAAAGCGCCTCCGCGATGCAATCCCGGATCAGCGTGTCATAGGTCATGGGCTCGCTCTCCATCCAGCAAGGCCGGCCCGGGGCTCACGCCCCGGGCCAACCTTCATGCTCTCAGTCCGGGCCTCTTCAGTCCCAAACCTCATACTTCCCGCTCACCATGTCCGTGCCCGTCGCCGTCAACAGAACATGCACCGGCATGTTCTTGAAGCCCACGAAGGCATCGTAGATCTGGTTCACGGTTTCCGTTCCCGTCGTAATCGAAACCAGATTCGCCGCCTTGCAGATGAACACGAAATCATCTGCCGCACAGTAGATGTTCCCGCCCAGCCCCAGGCTCCGAGTACTGGAAGACACCCCAGCCACGCTACTGATCGACTGCAAATACCATGTCGTTCCCGACGTGGTACTGTTGCCAACCAGAACGTAGTCGCTCGTGGTCGGCGTGTAGCCTTCCACGTATCCAGTCGCGTCCGTCTTGATAACCAGCGTAGCGCTGGAGCTGACGGCCGCATTCGCCCGGGCCGCAATGTCCGGGCGATAGATAACCAGCGTTCCGGCCGCCGCGCTCGTGTACGCCATACGTGCGCACACAATCTGCCCCACCTCAGCCCCGATCGTTGCCTTGGCGGTCCCGCTGCCGGTCCCATAGAACATACCCAACTTTGTCTTCTGCATTGCTCTGTCTCCTTGTGAAGTTCCAGCGTTCGCCCCGGGCTCCTCGCCCGGGGCGCTTCGCTGTCGGAATTACATGTTGTCGGGGTTATAGAAGCTCACCGGCGCGGCAATCGTCCCGCACCAGTCTTCATTCAGCACACCAACCTGGAAGGGCACCGTGTAACCGATCGTCTTGTAAACGCCGGTAATCGTCGTGTCCTGAATTTTGTAGGTAGGCCGCAGTCCGCTCTTGCCACCCAGTTTCAGGTAGGCAAAGGCATGAGCCCCAAAGCAGAAGCTCGTATGCACCGGGCCAAACGAGGCTCGCACATTCGCGGCGCCCCAGGCTTCCGTGAACGGATTGTCGTCCAGCATCCAGTGGAAGCCGGCGTAGTCCGCAATCTGATTCTCGGCCAGACCCTTGCCGTTCCAAGCCAGAACCGCCTTCTCATACCGCTCATCCTTCATCAGCTCGCGCTTCGTGCTCTCGCTGATATAGGCCACGTACTTCCCGTTGATCTTCGGAGCGTGCCGGAGGGCCAAGCGGTTATGTTCCCGCTCGAAGTCGCCCATCGTCACCCGGTCGCCAGGGTTCATCTGCGCGAATGCGCTCTTCCCGCCGGAGAAACTGTGGTGAGCCTCAGCAAACACGAACGACAAGCCCCACATCGAAACCGTCGCTGCCTTCGACGCATCGAAGGCTGTGCTCGCCGTTCCGTCAGCCGCCCACACGCCAGGCGCCATCCGGCCAACCTTCATCGCGTTCTGCGTCAGCTCATGCGCCCGACGCTGCAACGCTTCCGGCAGGTCTTCCCGTGCCCAGCTCTCCAGATCGTGCCGACTCGTCAAACCTGCCACCAGGCCCACCCCGGCGTACTCCTGGATGAACTCGATAGGCAGTTTCACCTTCACTTCCGACAGAAGCATTCCGCTCGCCGGATCGCTCTGCGGGGAGGTGATCGAAAGGTTCTGCGGGCGCCGGGGTTGACCCTTGCGGCTCGCCTCAACGTACTGGCCCTTACTGGCCGGCAGCGTCAGGTTATCCGCGTAGGTCGAACTCGCCAACCCACTGTCATATTCTTCGCGGGCCAGCCAGCTATCCAGCAGCCACTTCTGTATCTCTGCTCGTGCCCCATCCTGATCCAGGATGGTATTTAGATCGTTCATGGTCGTCTCCGTAACTTGATTCCACATCGAAGCGCGCTCACCTTGAGCGCACCGTACATACCCCGTGGTTTTTCCAAGCGACCACGGCCACGCACTCCGGAATCAAGGTTCCCGGGCGACCACTCCCACTCAGGCTAGGGGCACCGCATGGAATTAAAGTCCGCCATGCTGGACACTCCGGCTCAGGCTCCGGGCACCGTGCGCGTTTTCAGCCGGCGCACTCAGGCCGTACGGGCGACCCGCAGGTCGCCCCTCTTTTCACTTCCCATACTTCGCAAAAACACCCTTCAAAGCCTCCGAACTCCCCGGCTTCGGCTCTCCGCCGCCAGCCCCCGCGCCGGGTCCACCGCCGCTCAACGGCTTCTCGAAACCATCCCGCTCCCGTCGGAGCCGGTCCCGTTCCGCAATCGCCGCCGCCGAATCATTGGCTCGAAATGCAATCATCGCGTCTTCCATCATCGCCCCGATGTTCTTCGGGTTCAGAATCTCCTGAAAACGCCGCCCCGGGCTATCCGGAGTCCCCACATTGTCCCGCATCCACTGCTGAACAAACTTCACTTCCCGGCTTTCCTTGCCCGGCACAAGCTCCTTCAACGCCGGATACTTCTCCTGCACCTTCTCGAACTCGGACGCCACTTCCTTCTGAACCGCCGATGCCCGTTGCGCCTCATCCGCCGCCGCCTTCTCCGAAGTCCTCGCCCGCGCCGTCACCGTCGGAAGCGCCCGTTCGATCTCCTGCGCCATCGCCGCCGACAACTCCCCAAACTTCCCCTCTTTCGCCAGCTTCAGAACCTCCAGCGCCCGCCCCTCATCCCGCATTTCCCCAATCACATCTTCCGAAAGCTTCAGCACCTTCTGCGCCTTCGCCTCGTCCCAGCCGTCCACCGCCACCCCATCCATCACCCGTTGCGCCGTTGCCCGAAGCTCAAACACCTTCGCATCATCAGCCGCCGTAGGCCCCGCCGCCTCTTCCGTCTTCCCTTTTCCGTCTTCCGTCTTCCGTTTCCCATCTTCCGCCGGTTTCGCCGCCGCCCGCGCCTCTTCAACCCGATGCCGCGCCGCAATCCGTTCCGCGATAAACGCCGCCTTCACCCCCTCATTCCCCTTGAAGTCCGGCAGATCATTCAAGTCCTCATCCGTCGCCCCCGGCACCGGCACCGCCGCCGGTCCAGTTCCGGCCGCAGCCCCCGGTCCAGTTCCGGCCGCAGCCCCTGCGGCCGGTTTCCCATTTCCGTCTTCCCTCTTGTCAGGATCCCACTTGTCCAGAATCGCCCCCAAATCCCCCACCCCTTTTTCCTCTTCGGGTCCAGTTCCGGCCGCAGCCCCTGCGGCCGGTTTCCCTCTTCCCTCTTCCGTCCCCGCCGTGGGCACCGCCGTCTCAACCTTGTTCTCTTCGCTCATGTCATCTCTCCGGGTTTTCTTCCAACACGCTCCGCTCTCCGCTCGCATCCGCCGTCTTCTTCTCCGCGTCCTCCCAATCCCGCTCAGGATCGGGCGATTGCGCCTCCGCCATCACAAAACCATGCCGCGCCTGGTAATCCATCTGCGCCTTCCGCCCCGCCACAAACCCCTTCAGCCAATCCGGGTCAATCAATCGGTTCCCCCCGTGATCCAGCACATCACAGCAGATCGAATCTTCCGAAAGCCTCATCAGCTTCCCCCACACCGAATATTCCATCGTCGCCCCCAGCCACATCTGGTCAGCCTCCGTCCACTTCTCCGAGTCCGACCGCCGGATAATCACCGTCGTTCGCCGTCCGGCCATCCCATTCGGCATCGTCACTCGTCGCCACCAGCTCTTGAACCTCTGCATCATCGCCGCCGCCCTCCCCGCGCCATCGCCGTAGTCTCCGCCGCCATCGCCCCCTTGTCCATTTCCTCGCTCGTATGCTGCGCCAACTGCGCTGTAGCCTGCACAGCCTGAACCAACTGCGCAACCGTCTGCTTCAGCTCACCAAGCGCCATATACACCGGCTGCTGTTGGGCAGGCTGCCCAGCCGCACCCCCCGCGGGCAACGCCGGCCCCGGCTCACTCGGGTCAATCACCCACTCCATCTTCTCCGGGTCCACATTCCCAAGAATATCTATCGCCGCCCGTTGCGGATCCACCACCACCCCCATCTGCGCCATCGTCGCCAGAAACCCCCAAATCTCACGGTCCCGCTGGAATTGCAGGTCCGGATTTAACGTCTTCGCGTTCGCCACCGGGATAATCAGCACCGGAATCTCATAGACGCTCACCTCCATCTGCCCCAGGAAAGCCCGATTCGCAATCATCGGCAGCGGCACCTGCAACCGCCCCAAGTCTTCCCAGAGCTGCATGAAGATTTCCCCAATCGGCGAAACAAACCGATCCACACTCGCCGTCGAAACCATGTCCCCCCGAATACTCTGCTGCCTCACCTCCGCCGCCGTCTTCTGCACCTTCCGGCTCTCCGCCATCTGGTCCGAAAACTCATACTGCCCACCCGCCCCACACCGCCGCCCAGCCTCCCGCCGGAACTGGTCAACCGTAAAATCGAAACTCATCGGTATCTGTGCCGGGTCCACCCGCTCCACCCCCTCCGGCAGATACCCCCCCGGCTCATGCGTAATCTGCGGGCTGTTCCGCGTCCCAGTCCCCCTGTATTGCGGCAACTGGTAGTAATCCATCAGGATATGCTTGCAATTCCGCGTCGCGCTCGCCGCAATCTGGTCATCCATCACCAACTGCCCAACGCCCCGGGAGTCATAGTAGAACGGGCTCCGGTTCTCATACCGCGCCTGAATGTACGGCCAAGACCGATCCTTCCCAATCACGTCCCGCGCCGCCTGCACAGGCTTCATGGTCAGCGGGTCCAACACCGGCATACCCGTCGAAGGGTCAATCTGATCCTCCATCGTCACCGTGTCTTTTTCCCGCCACGGCGAAATGGCCACAATGTCTTCCGGCGCATCCAGGCAGAACAGCATCTTGCACTTCCGCCCCTTCAGAATCCGCCCACCCATCTCCGCCCCGTACAACTCCACCGCCTTCCGGCAAGTCCACTCATCCGCGTAGTGCCAGAACTCGCAAAGCACCACCTGCTTGCTCCCATCCCCGGCCACCTGCACCCCGATCAAATCTTTCAGCGTCTCCAGCGCCCCTTGAAGCTCCGCCGTCTGCTTGTCCGGCGCCGCCGCCGTGGTCAACACCTTCTCCACGTTCTTCCAAGTCGGGTTCCCCTCCGCCATCCGCTCGAACTCTTCCGCGCTGTAGCGGTACACGTCGCAAATCCGGTCCGCCTTCGTCAGATCCCGCCGCGCATACACCGGCACAACCATATCCGCCGGATCCCGCACGTCGATATCCGGAAACTCCCCACCCCACCGCTCCACAAACGTCCGAACCACCTTCACAATCGAGAATCCCCGCGCGTTCTTGCAGTCCAACGCCTCCTCAAGCTTCGGCATCACCTGAATAACGTGCCGGAGGTACGTGTCGAACGCCAGTTGCGCCTTCATCCGCATCGGCGCCGAAAGCCCCGGCCCCATCGGAATGAAATACGCCAAGAACCGAGCATTGCTCATCATCGTGATTTCTTGGTCCGTCTTCTCCCGAACCACATCATCCACGATAGGCACAACGAAATTCGGAGCCCCCGGATACGGCTTGTTCTTCTTCGCCGGCCGGTCCGTCAGCCTGCGCTTCTGGATTTGCCGGTCCCGGCTCGCCCACTTCTGGCGGTTCCCAGCATCCTGCTTGATCTTCTCAATCCACGGATTTCCGGAGAAATCCACATCGGCGGTAACTTTCTTCTCCGGTATGATCTTGTCAGCCATATCCGATCACAGAAAGATGCAGGCGGACGGGACAAGGGGGTTGCCCGCGTCCGCCCCAGGGTTGCAGCACAACCGTATCAATTACTCAATGCGGCCGGTCACAATCACATTCACCGCGACAGCCGCGCCGCCCGAAATCAGCACATTCGTGGTCTGTCCCGTGGTAAACACGTTCGTCACATTGCCCACCGCCGCCGCATAGCTCGCCACAGGAAATGGCGCCGCCGCATAGGTCCGGACATACGTGTACGTGTTGGTGAAAAGACCAGCGCCATTAGATGCCAATGTCACCGTTCCAGCTTCCATACCCCACGAATACGTGGCGCTCGGCCCGGCCATCAAATACTTCGAGCCAATGGATTCCTTGCAACGGTTCAACGTGGTATTGGTCAGACTGGTAAATGTCGGCGTCAGCGCCGTTGTCGCGCTCGTCATCCCGGCCGCATCCAGCCGATTATCCAGGTCATCCACCCGCTCCTGAAGGCTGCTCGACCCATTCAGATCCGCCGTGTTGTAATTCCACCCCGTGTACGCCCCCATGCACGTCACACACACAATCGCCAACCCAAACCCAACCAGCATTCCAAACCGCTTCATACCGCCTCCTTATGACATTTCGCAAACCCCCAAACAAAAAGGGGCTTCACAGACGCCCATGCTTCGATGAAGCCCCCGTCTGGTGGCTCGCACTTCCCAATCTTCAGCCCGCACAATACCACAGAGAACATCTGCCGTCAAGCGCATTTGTTATGCGACGTAACCCAATCCAATCCCTCGCTCATCGCCCCCAAACTCGTCTCCGCCCCCACCCGCTTTTCCCACCGACGCCGCGTCCCCTCCGTCACCGTAACCGACCACATCGCCTTCCCCGCCGGATCCACCCACACCCGCCACCCATCCCACAGCCACCACACCTCCGGGAATGGATATTCCTCAATCATCCAGCACCCCGCCCCCGCTCCAATACGCACCGCCCGCCTCCTGCGTCGCCCCCCCCTGCCAGCCCGGCATACACTCCTGCCAATTCCCGCATCGCGCATCCTTGCGCGGCTCTGTCCCGGTCGCCCCATGCTGCCCCGCCATCCCCTTCATCTCCATCCGCGTCAGCAGCATCACCACCGCATCAAGCCGGTCCGGGCTCCCCTCGCCCCGGTCCCGCATCTTCTCCTTCGGCTCAATCTGAATCTGGTTCTCCTCATTCTTCACCAGATACCGCCGCTTCCGCATCTGCTCCTTCAACTTGTCATCATCCGGCAGAATAACGCTCTGCATCATCAGCCGCTCCCGCAGCTCGTAATGATCCTCCGTCACCCGAAACTTATACATCTCCGGTGCCCGCGCCTCATCCGCCGCCATATACCGCTGAATGCCTTGAAACCCCTTGCTCTCCAACAGGTCGATGCAGACTTTCCCCAGTCCCCCATTGTCCGCCACGATATCCGTCGCCTCCACCCGCAACTCCTTGAACCTCCGCACCCACATATCCGCCAGCTTCACCGCATCTTTCTCGTGGAAAATCTCCAGCGGCATCACCCGGTTCCCATCCCGCCACGCCAACACCTGCTCATCACCACCGCCCGAGAAATCCAACGCCACACCCCGCCCAGCCCCCTTCACCGCCGGCAGCGTCCCACTCATCGCCATCTCAACATCAACCATGTTGTCGAACAGCAACCGACTCCCACTCCGGTAGAACTTCCCATACACCCAGCTTTGAACCAGCGGATGATTCTCCCCCAGCTCCCGAATCGTCTCCAACCGCTTCTCAAGCTTCACCCCGCGGCACAAGTGCGGACAATCCCGCCACCCAACTTCAAAGGTTTTCCACGCCTTCTTGTCCTTGTGAAACGCATCATAAAACGCCCCCACATCCTCCCCCGGCGTACTCACCATCAGCAGCACATCCGGGTCACACCGCTTCTGAAACGCAAACATCAACTCCGGATCGTTAAACGTCTTCGCCTCGTCGATAATAATCAGCAGCGGCGCATACACTGGCTTCCGGTTCTCATCCAGATACCACCGTGGATGAAACCCCTCAGCATATGCTGGATCTTTCGTCGTAAACGCCTCCCACTCGCTCCCCGGAATCCCCCGCACACTCGGCGCCTTGATATGCAGATCCTCCGTAATCTGCCATCTCGGGTACGGCGCCAGAATGCTCCGCAGCACCGGCCACAACTGCTTCTTGATTTGCCGTTCCACGCCCGACGTGCTCACCACCTGCGACCCCGGGAAAGCCGCCATCCAAGCCAGCCCCAGCGCCGGCAGCACCATGCTCGTCTTCCCGCTCTCATTTGGCGTTACGCAAGCCACACGGGCACCAGCCGTCATGCAAGCCCGGATAACCTCCGTCTGCCAGCGGTACATCATCAGCGGCAGCCACAGCGAAGCCTGCGAGATCGGATCCCCATGCAAAGGCCACTCCACCTTCGCCTCAAGTTTCCGTTCACTCGCCTCCCGCTTATCAATCTCCACCCTCATCAGCCCTTCCTCACGCCAGCGCCGCGAGCGCCAGCGAAGCCAGCCTTCCGTTTCTCATCACGGCCACACCACCCATGCCACTTCCGCCACCTGCTTCGGCGCCATCGTTTCGCCCCGCCGGCAAAACCCGGCCAGCCCGATCCCCACCGTTTCCCCGCTCATCGGCACATAGAGCCGGTCATCCCCGTCCGGCACGCACACGTCCTTCTTCTCCTTCACCGCCCCAACCGGCCGCAACTTGTCGCACGGCCCAGCCCACATCTGCCCATCCCGCACCAGGAAGCAGAACAAATTCCCGATCGTTGGCTTCTTCCCCTTCACCACCGGCCACAACTCCGGGTGTTCCAGCCCGTAGCTGAATTGCCCGCCCCGCAACTGCACCGTCAGCCGGTCCACCACCGGCCACGTTCGCACCGCCTCCGGGCACGTCACAAACCGAGCCTCATCCCACCCCTTCCGCGAATAGGCAGCTTCCGGCGTAGGTTTCACAGGCTCAACCACATCAGTCGCCTTTCTCCCAAGCAACCAGTCAATCAGCCGCTCAAACCAACTCTTCTTGCTCATACCTCCGCATCCTTTCCGGGGCTCACTTCCCCATGCTCATCACCAGCCTCTTCACCGTCCGCATCGACTCGTTCATCGCTCCCAAGCTCAAATAAATCGTGCGTAGCGACTGGCTCCACCCGGCCAACTTTACGCTCCCCTCCACCTCCAGCATCGCAAGATTTCCCGTCTCCTCCCCCGACTCCAGAAGATCCATCGCCAACACCATCTTCTTGTTGCGCTGCAATGTGTTTGGCGATTTTCTCCTGCTGCCACTTCGGCAACATACTGACCCTCCGTTGAACGATAGCCTTTTCAATCTCGGCGTTTCGGCTCGTCTTCCGCTCCCCGACAATGCGCACTTGCTCATCCAGCCACTCCACATTCTCTGCCGAAATCCGGCAGCTTACTTTGATCGTATCCATCCGCTCGTCCCCCTCTTCTCTTTTCCCCACATGCTACCTCCCCCCCCTCACTCATCCCCCTCTGGGGGTAAGGGGGTTCTTATACTTCTTCTCTTACTTCTTAATAATATATGGAAAGAGATCGGCGGCAAACGCATTTAAGATCGGCGGCAAACCGCCTCCAGATCGGCGGCAAACCGCCTCCAGATCGGCGGCAAACGCACACCACCAATATAACCCCTTCCAAGTCATGCCCTTATAAGCCAACAAGATCGGCGGCAAACCGCCTCCAGATCGGCGGCAAATGGCCTCCAGATCGGCGGCAAACGCATTCCAGATCGGCGGACCCCAAAAACATTGGCGAATTTGATCGAAATCCAGTTGTAGGACAAACCGCGCAACGTGTAGGACAACCACTGGAGAAAGTTGTAGGACAACTCCAAAACCGTGCGCGCCGCCCAACCCAGTACTGTAATATGCCAAGTTTGCGCCGGGGGGGTCTGGCCACCCCCCCACCCATCCACCCCCCACCCATCCACGTCATCCAAGCCCCACCCCTCCCGACCCTCCGACACCCCTCGAACTCTCCCCGAAACGTCCATCGCTCCGAACGTCCAAATCGGCGCCCAGCGTCGCATAATACTGTTTATGGCTACTTGTAACCCATTGGTAATCAACGAAACCGCTCTTATTTTCGGTGGTCTCACGCCCCACCCCCTACAGGTTGTGCCTCTTTTGGCGTATCAGCCCCAAAACGGTCAACCGGGTCCACCCCCGTCCCGACCTCGGTTTGCCCAGCCGTCGCGATGTCCTGCCCCTGTTCCGCCGCTTTCCGGAGGTACTCCACCAGGTCCGCCGGGTCCACATCCGTGATGCTCGCCTTCTTGCCGTCCGTCTCCCCGGCCATCATTCGATTATGCTGCTCGATCGCCCGAAGTCGATCCGACGGACTCAGGCTCGAATCCCTCAGCAACCCCTCAATCTCGCGCAATTTGGCCTCCCGGCTCATCGGCCGGCTTGGATCGACACTCTCCCCGCCCGACACCAGCGCCGCCGCCCGTTGCTGATTGCGCGTCCGAATCAACCAACTCACTCTCGCCCGGACCTCAGCCCTCCTCACCCCCCTTGACGCCTGCTGAGCGGCGGTTTGGCGGCTACAACGGCTCGAAACATGGTCCATGTAGCTCCTCCACTCAACTGTCCCACTGGCGACAGCGCAACAAAACGCCTCCCAACGAGGATCAGCGAGAGGGAACGAACCATCACTCTCACCCCCGCCCTCAGCCCTTGGCAGGTCCGGCTGTGCCGGCAGGCCACCCGCCGGAGTGTCGGACAAATCCAACAACCGAGTCAGACTTGCACCACGCTCCACGACACGTCCGGCTATTTCCGATATGTCCACGTCAGTTGGCCTCTATCGCGGCGGCCTGCGCCTCGCGCGTCTTCCATCTCAACTCCGACTCCGACTTGGCCAGTTGCTCCCGCACGGATGACAACTCGCTCTCCAGAGACGATGCTCTCGATTCCAGAGTCCGAATGCGGTCATAGGTGACTCTATGCCTGCCTATGGTGACCTTCAGCGGGCCAGTGTCAATGTTCCAATGCGCGCATTCCCGGCGCCACGCGGTATCCGCCGACCGGTCCGCGCCGGCTGGTTTATTGCGAATGATCGCCCACGCTTCCGGAGGGATGCACCGCAGCCGCTCCGAAGCCAGAAACAGCGTCTTGTAATGTATCATGTCGTTCAGCATTGACGCGAACGATACCAGATAACATACACGTAACGCAACTGGAATCGTGGGAAAAAAAGGAGTCTGACGATTGCGAATAATCGGCCACCCAGCTTGACAGAAAAAAACGCCAGATAATTGTTGATATTCTCACGGGCATCACGTATGCTCGGCCCGTATTTGAAAAGTAATTCCGGAAATTCGTGGCGACATAATTGACAAGGGGGAAACATGTCAGGAGCCGAGACCACCGAGACCACCGGCCATCCGTTGTTGCCTGATCTGATCCGACTGCTCGGGCAACGCAACGCATGGACCACATGGGCAGATTTGCGACTGGCCGCGCGCCAGAGCGGACACAGCATCGCCGGGTGGGACCGGCGCTCCATAGCCTCGGCGGCTGAATCCTCGGCGGGAGCAATCCTGTCCTGCTCCGACGGCTACAAGCTCGCATCCAAATCCACCGAACAGGAAATCCTCATGGCCTATAGGACTACGCTCCGAAAGGCTTTAGGATCCGACCGACGGGCCAGAGCCATCATCTCTTTCGCCCGTCGAACCGGGCTGCTCAAAGACCACGACGACGCGAAGCTGCGAGCCGATGTTGAGCGTGAACTTGACGCTGACCTATCGAGCCAATCCAGCTCCTCGGCTCTCTTTCACCCACCTGATCCACCGCGGCCAACACCGCCGCCCCCCGCCCCCACCCCCGACGCACAACTCGAACTCT